CCTCCGCGACCGCGAATCCGCCGGTCCCGGTCGACATGGAGCGCCGGATCCACAACAAGATGTACCAGTCGAGCGTGATCCGCCAGCTCGCGAACGTCCAGTCGATCACGTCGCAGCGCCAGCTCACGATCGAAGCCTCGACCCCGACCGCGAACCTGGTCCGCGAGAACGGCGCGATCACCCCGGCCGACTTCACGTTCGACCGCGTCACCGTCACGCCGTATAAGTTCGTCGCGGCGACCACGATGACCCAGGAGTGGATCGAAGACGCGATCGGCACCGGCGAGATCGGTACGTTCCTCAATTGGATGGCCGAGCGGTTCGGCGTCGCGCTCGGCCGCGAAATGGAGGAGTACTTCACGATCGGCAGCGGCAGCGACCAGCCGCAGGGCATCGGCGACACCGGCTCGACCGACTGGGCGACCACGAACAGCGGCCGCATCATCAACCAGGGCATCGCGCTCGCCGAGGACGCCGCGGCGTCCACCGTGACTGCCGACAATCTCATCGACTGCATCGAAGCCGTCCCGGTCGCCTACCGCACCGGCGGTCGCTTCGCGTGCCTCACGCACCAGTCGACGCTGAAGGCCATCCGCAAGCTGAAGGCGAACAACGAGTACATCTGGCTTCCCGGCGGCGCCGGCAACAACCAGGGCATCACGGTCGGCGCGCCGAGCACCGTCTATGGCGTCCCGGTCTACGTCAACGAGTGGATCGCGACCACGCAGTCTGGCGCGACTACCGCGAACGTCCGCGGCAACGCGTACTTCATCGCCGGCAACTGGGACCACTTCGGGATCTTCGACCGCGCCGGAATGCAGTCGATGCTCGACCCGTACTCCGGCTCGACCTCGCTCACGACCAAGATGTTCATGTGGGCGCGCACCGACTCGCGGATCCTCCTCCCCGAGGCGTTCGCCGCGATCTACGGCGACAACGACGGCGCCTGATAGATGAACCCTCCCGGACTACGCGCGGAAACGCGCGTAGTCCGCTTCCATGGCAATCTCCAACGCAACCGTCAAGGCGGCGCTCCGGATCGACTACGTCGACGACGACGCCGAATTTACGCGGCTCATCGCCGCGGCGGTCGCGTGGGTCGAGCGATACACGAACGTCGGCCTCTCGTCGACCTCGCGCTCGCTCTACCTCGCCGCGTGGGCGGACGCGGTGATCCCGATCGACCCGTTCGTATCGCTCACGTCGGTGAAGTACTGGGACACTTCGAACACGTTCACCACGATGCCGTCGACCGACTATTGGATCGACCGCTCGGGCGCCATGCCGCGAATCAAGTTCCTGGAGAATCCGAAGCTCTACGAAGGTACGAACATCGAAATCACCTACGTCGCGGGCAACGCGACCGAGCCGGCCGACATGGTCCAGGCGGTGATCTCCATCGTCGGCGCGTGGTACAACAATCCCGAGGCGACCGCGCCCGTCGCGCTCCAAAGCGTGCCGCTCGGCGCTATCTACCTCCTGGAGCACTACAAGGTAAAGGGGCCGTTCTCGTGATCTCGTCGGGCCTCACGCGGTTCAATTGCGCCGTGAGCCGCGCGTCGACCTCGGTCGATTCGTACGGTCGCCGGACGACCACGTTCACGTCGGTCGGCTCCATGCGATGCGACATCCGCGAGGGCCAGCCGACCGAGCAACCGTACGTCGACGGCGTCGCCGTGATCGCGTCCTACGAGCTGCGCACGCGCTGGCCGAACATCGCGCGCCTCTCGGTGACGCCGCTCGACCGCGTCACCGCCCGCGGCAAGCTCCTGCGGATAACCGGCATCCGCAACCTCGACCAGAAGAACCGCGTCGCGGTCCTCGACTGCGTGGAGGTCGCGTGAGCATCGACTCCCAGCTGTACTCCTTCCTCGACGCCGCGACCGCCGCCGGCCGACGCGTCACGGTCGGCCTGCGGCTCCAGTCGGCCGCGCTCCCCGCGCTCACGATCAACGTCCAGGGATCCGAGCGCGCCGCGCTCGGGAGCGGCTCGACCAATTCGCTGGTCCGCTACACGTACACGCTCAACGCCGTAGCGGTGACGATGAGCGAGGCGATGTCGGTCGCGGAGGCCGCCGCCGACGCCGTCCAGGCCGCCTACGCGGCGCTCGGCATCGCGACCTACCGTCTGCAGGAGCCGCAGCTCGTCGACGTCCAGATGGGCGAGGGCGACGAGCAGGAACCCGCCATCGCGTCCGTGGTACTAGAAACCCTCCTCCCGGAATAACACCATGCCGTCACCCACAGTCGACGCGTCCTTCAGAGTCAACGGAACCGTGATCGCAGAGGTCGCGAGCGCGTCGTTCGCGATCACGCGACAGTCGATCGACGTCACCCCGCTCGGCAATTCGCACCGGCACCACGTCCCCGGTTTCATGGAAGGGACCGCGACCGTCGAGCTCTTCTACAACACCGCCGACCACGCGACGATGATGGGCAACTTCTCATCTGGAACCGCGTTGACAGCGGCGGAGATCGTCTGGGAAGGAACCGGAGGTGGAATCAAGTCGGTGAAGGGCACCGCGCTCATTCAGGACTTCTCGATGTCCGTCGCGCCGAACGGCGTCGCCCAGGCGACGATCGTCCTCCAGTTCACTCAGACCGTCATCACGGTGGCGCCGTGATCGACGCCCTCCTCGCGCGTCCGCTCACGGTCGAATTCCGCGGCGAGGCGGTCCGCCTCCGCCGCCCGACGATCGCCGATCTCGTCGCCGCGATCGACGCCCAGTCGCGCGACGAGAACATGCCGGCGTGGTACGTCGCGACGCACGTGCTCGACGCGGATGGCGCGAACATGTACACGCTCGACGTCGCGAAGCGCCTATCGGCGCCCGCGGTGATCTCGCTTGCGAAGATGATCGAACCGCTCTACTCGGAAGGCTTGGACTAGGATCGGCCGCGCGGGATCTCCTCCGCGCGGCCGTGAGGGAATGGAGACTCGACGATCCACTCGCCGCGTACCTCGCGGCAAACGGGCACGCTGGACTCTCGCATGACATCGTCCGCCGCATCTTCAAGCCTCAACGCCTATAAGGGGCGAAAGTTCGCCGTCGCGGTCGAGATCGACGCCGCGACGGTGCAGCGCCTCAACGCGGCGCTATTGAAGCTTCCGGCGGACCTCTCGCAGAAGGCGATCCGCCGGTCGTTCCAGAAGTGGAGCCGCGGCGTCAAGGCGAAGGTCGCCGCCGCCGCTCCGTTTGGCAAGGCGAAGCCGACCGAGCGCGTCCGCGGCGTCGACCGTCCGAATCCGCACCTGAAGCTCAACGTCTCGTCGAAGATTAAGACGTACAAAAAAGAGCTGGTCCAGTGGGTCGCGGTCGGCATCCGCGAGATCCCCGGTTCGTACCTCACTCCGCACTGGTATCTCCGTTGGGTCGAGCGCGGCCACTCGACCTACCGCCGGATCGGTCGGATCCCGCGCAAGATCCGCGGACCGATGGGCATGGTGAAGCCGGCCGACTGGGAGATCCGCGTCCGCGAGTGGGAGGGCAAGAACGCCGCCGAGATCGCGGCCGCGCGCAAGGATGGGACGATCTCCCGCTCGGGATTCTCGCGCCGCGTTTCGTTCGTGCCTCCGAATCCGTTCATCACGCGCACCGCCGCGACGTCGTTCCGGATCATCGAACCTATGGTCGTCGCCGAGGTCGACAAGCTTCTGAGGGAGTACGATCTTGGCTAAAGTCTCGAAAATCAACATCGCGATCACGGGCGACGCGAAGGGTTTCGCGGCCGCCAGCGACGCGGCCGTACGCGAGATGCGCCGGCTCCAGGCGGCGTCGGAAACGACCTCGCGCAAGATGCAGTCGGTCCGGTCGAGCGTCACCAAGACGGCCGACGCGCTCGGGAAATTCGGCGTCGCGAACCGCGCGCTGGGCGCGGTCGGCGGCGGCCTCCAGCTCGCCCAGCTCGCGGTCGGCGGCGGCGCTGGCCTCGGGGCGATCGGCATCGGCGCGGGCCTCGGCGGCGTGACGGCCGCGTTCTCCGCCGCGCAGCAAATCAACGACGTGACGGCGCGCGCGCGGAAGGCGATCAACGAAGTCGCGATGGATGCACGGAAGCGGATTGAGGAATCCGGTTTCTCGGGCGCCCTCGCCGCTCAGATTGCCTCGCAGGGTTTCGGCGTCAAGTCGGCCGGCCAGACGCTCGGCGCGTTCGACTCGCTGATCGCCGGCCTCGCGTCGACCTCGACGGGCGCTATGGGCGGACAGCTGCTTTCGAACCTCCTCCCGGCCGCCGCGACCGCGACGGGCGTCATGCTCGGCGGCGGCGGCGTCTCGCAGGCCCAGAAACTCGCCACCGCGCAGATGATGACGGGCGACCAGGCGCAGGACGCGCTCTTCTCATACCACTTGCAAATGGCGACGTATTCTCCCGGCGGCCCGCTCGGCTACATACTTCAGCAATTGTGGAGCAAGTGAACCCATGCCGATCACCGCACGCCTTATCTCGCAGTCGTTCACCGAGGGATCGTCCCCGGCGCTCATCCAGACGTACCGGATGGAGTCGTCGTCCTCGCTCGCGGTGAACAATGCCGCCGACTACGCGCTCCTCCTCGCGGCCGTCCCCGGCGGCGCGTATCACCTGAAGTCGTTTCTCGCGACGCCCTCGGATACCAGCCGCTACGGCCGGCTCCGCCTCCGGTCGATCAACGCCGTGCCGCTCCCCGCGACGAACGGCAAGATCGTCGACCTCCAGCTCCGCTGGGATTCCATGTACGTCTGGGCCGAGATCGCAGCGGAGGAGCCGCCGACCGTCGCGCAGCTCACGTTGCCCGTTGAGGTCGACTGGGACGCGACGCCGCGCAGCGTCACCATGTACCGGTCGCCGATCGCCGGCGTATTCACCACGCCTCCATCGGCCGACCTCATCACGACGGCGGACATCGGCGGGACGAAAGTCGACTACGCGTCGAAGCCGGTACAGGCGATCATCCCCGCGATCACCGCCCGTATCTCGCTGGTCCTCGACGTCTCGCGCGCCTCGCCGGGAATGACGCTGGTAAGTCTGTACGACCGCGTGAGCTCGCACCAAGGGCGATGGAATTCGACGGATTTCTTGAACTGGACCGCAAACCAGGTCTACTGCGAATCCGCGGCCGTATCGCCCATTCGCGACGAGTTCTACCGGGCGACCTATTTGTTCAAGTGGGATCGATGGTACGGATGCGAGCAGGTGCCGAAGACGGACGTCAACGGGCGCGCCGCGGTCGATTCGAACGGCGCGTCGAATGTCGTCACGTGGAAGTCGTTCGCCCGTGGTTCGGTCGACCACAACCTTATCTTCAACGACCAGCCGAATGCGACCCTGTCCAAACAATGGGCATTTGAGGGAAGCTGGTTGACGTTCCCATGATCCTCGGAAGCACCCAGTCGTCGCAGCTCCGCAAGGCGACCGCCGCGGCGGTGACGCAACCGAAGGAAACCGTCGATCGGCTCAACACCGATTCGGTTCCCTACGTGCTCGCGAAGATCACCGACTCGGTCGCCATCTCCGGCGCCACGAATCGCTGGGAGTACTCCTGGGTGATCGCCGAGCAGCAGAACGACGCCCAGAAGACGATGAACCAGCGCGCGTCGGAGTCGTGGTACCTCGGTACGTGCTACAACGCCTGCGAGGGAATCAACAACGGCACCGTCGTCGGGCCGGGCGTGCTCGTCGCGAACATTCCCGCGGGTTTTAGCGTGAAACCCGTAACTGGCTACGTCATACTCTTCCCGCACCGACTCACCGATGGCACCGAGCGGTGGATATTCTGCGTTCCGAACGCCATCGACGGAACCTGCACCTAATCCCCCACACGATCGCGAGGCACCCATGGCCGTGAAATTCGTTCGACTCACCGTTCCCGCCAACAACGCAACGACCGAGTGGGTCGTCATCGATCCTACGATCAAGGGCGTCGTCGAGATCACATTCACGACCGGAGGTCAGTACACGCGTTTGGTGACGAACGCGGCAAATCTCACCGAGGCTCGCGCCGAGTCGACGGCGAACCGGGTCGCGGCGGTTCCTTCCGGCGCGGGCGGAACCAGGATCGTCTGCGATCCATCGCTCACATGGTGCTCGTCGGAATCGGCGACGGGCGCTTACTTCCTGTACGGAGCAATCTCGTCGTGATGCCATGACGGTCGACGTCCTTGCCGCCGCCGTTGGAATCATCGCCGCCGTCGTCTCGACGACCATGATCGTCGTCGGCAAGCTCACGCGCGTCGAGGTGATGCTCGCCGAGCTCCGCGCGAGCATGGCGAATTTCGAACACCGAATCACGCAACTGGAGAAGCGCCATGAAAAGCAACCCTAAGACGACGCTCGCCGGCATCGCGTCGATCCTCACCGCAGCGGCCGCCGTGCTCAACGGATGGCCGGACGCCGTCGACTGGACCTCCGCGGTCGCCGCCGTGATCGCCGGCGTCGGCCTCATCCTGGCGCGCGACGCCGGTCCGAAGGATGGTTGAGCGTGTTCTGGTTTCCGTCGCGCTCGCGATACTGGAGCACTACGCGCGTCGCCCGCGCGCGCGTGACGCCGACGACGGCCGCGACGTGCTCCGCCGCGGCGCTGCTAGCGTCCGCGACTGGTTGCACCGAGACGGTGCTCGTGCGCGAGAACGCGAGCCCGATGCGCCTCGCTGAACCGGCGCGCGTCTACACGCTCGAGCGCGGCGAGTGGGTCGAGAGCGCGAACAAGGTCGACGCGCGCGGGTGGTACCTGGTCCCGCCGGCAATGGTGGAGGAGCCGTGAGCACGCACCGACTGTGCTGCTGTGGCCCAGGCGTCACATGCGAGGAGTGGTGCGAATGCGGCTCGGGCAACCTCCGCGTGAGCTTCACGATCAACCAGAGGCTTCGGCAGTACAAAGACGCCGACCTGTATCTCGAGGTCGTCGAGCAGCTCGTCGTCACGAATGCGCGGCTTGCGTGGGACTCGACCCTCTGCCGCTACGGCGCGATCGGCGGCGCGAGCAACGGCACCTGGTCGTTCACGCGGACGACGACGGAGAACATCGGCACCCAGGACGGACCCGATCCGTCCTGCCCGCATTCGTGCAAGGCGCCGCCGGTGTTCTGCCAGTCTCAGGCCATGGCCGGCACGGGCAACATCACGACCGATTCGATCCTCATCCGGTGCTCCGATCCGTGCGCCGAGCAATTCGGAACGTCGCCGGTCGACGAGCATCTACTCATCGAGATCAACGTCGTCGCCGGCGTCACCGTGACAGAGACGGTCGCGGCCGTCTGTACGCCGATCTACGGCACGCCGCCGCCGCCGTACCCGTTGAATCTCATCCTCGAAGGCTACTTCATCGCCGAGCTCGAGTGCCTGGACATCCATTCTTTCGACGTGCGCGGGCTCCGATGGCCCATGATCGGCACGCAGTTCTCCGCAGTCGACACATGCAAGGGCGAGAACAACCCGAATGGGTGGACGTGCGTCGGCGGTTTCGGGACGCCGATCCGCGTCATCCCGAATTACGAATCGAGCGCGTACGCGAAGACGTGCAGCGAATTCGAATGCATCGACACGCACGTCTGCTATGCGTCTACGCCGCCGTACGCGCCGACGTTCGCGTGCGTCTGCGGCGACGTGAACAACCCAGGCAACGGCGCGGGCCTATCGTTCCTGGAGTGGACGCGCGACCACACGGTTTCGCTCCAGATTCCATGAGCTGCTACCGCCTGGTCCATCTGCAATGCACGCACCCGGCCGTCGCGCCGGCGCGCCCGACCGCCGAGCAATGCGCGAAGTGCCCGCACTACCTCGGGCCCGCGCGCGGGCTCGGCGACGTCGTCGCGTCCGTCACCAAGTCGGTCGGATTG